GAACCAGCGCCGCTGATTAGCCCGGCGGAGTACATCCGCTTAAACTTGTCGCTTAATGTGGTGGTGTCGAGTCCCTCGCGGTCGGTGTTGAAGGTATAGCTCTTGACATCGCCGAGGACGTTAGCCGCGATGTCACCCACTACGAGCTGGACAGGTAGTGGTGCCCCAGCAAAAGATTGGACTTGGTATTCTTGTGCTCGGTTGTTGTTGACTGCTGCAGCAAAAGATGGAAAGAAGCGTAAGCCGCCGGCAGCATTGACGTTGACATAAGCCGAAAAGCTCCGCTGTTCGACGCCTTCACCATCGACCCAGCTACCGACCGTAAAGAACAGCAGCCCGCGTGAGTCTTCGGTGCTAATAGTAACTTTGTCGCCGGTTATTAAATTTTCAACAGATCCTTCAAAGCCGACGCGGTTCAAGCTAACCGTTACGTCGGCGTCTTTAACTTCTCCAGTCAAGACGACTTGATTGTTACGGCGAAGTCGTACATTGCCGACATTGCCGATAAAATAGGTCATGAGTCAACAAGTTCCACAAACGGGCCATCTACGGTGAACGAAAGCGAGACGCTGGTCAGCTCACCTGTGCCAACCGTGATGCCGGCATTGGTGATGTAAGCGTTAAAAGCAATGTCGTCTTTGATGTCAACGCCGGCTCCGGGTTGGGCGCCAGCACGCAAAATCATGCCGACACGGTCGGATTCAGTAACGCCTGCCGTTGAAGTCTTCATGACTTTGTTCAGCAGTTGCTCGAACTGCACGCCGACATCACCCGCCTCGCTGCGGTAGTACATCACCGTGGCTGAGCCGGTGCTGCTCACCATGCCAGGCGTGTAAGTCTTGACCGCTGTGTCGATGGTGGTGGTCTCCAACAGCTCAAGGCTGGTTTCAATGGACCAGTCGCGGATTTTCAGCACCGACTGATTGTCTGCTGGTGTAGGTGCAGCAGCAAGAATCGAGGTCAGAAAGAGCTTGCCGCTACGCCCTGTATAAAAGCCCATCTCTGTATGCAGCTAGTGTTGTACTCATTCTAGACTAGGACGCCGTCAATCGTAAACAAGCCCGCAACTTGAACGTCCAGACCTTGGGCGATCAGCGAATCGCCATTTATGTCACAAGGGTGCTCGACGCCACGCACGGTGGTTTCGCCTTCTTCCTCCATGTTGACTTCAGTAATGCGGAACACCCGCTTACTGCGGACTGCCGTGCCGAGGACAAATAACTGACCTTCGACGCTGGTTAAGGCGGTAGCGGTGTTGTTGCTGACGGTGATGCCCGAAAAGGACCGCGTACCGTCGGTGCTGCCATAGGTCAACACGTTGTAAGTGCCGTTGGGGACGCGGCTGGCGATCGGCAAATTCAACACACCACCGGCTTCAACGCGGCCTGTGTAGATGCCGTCCCACTGGTTGTTGCTAGTTTCGACGTAGATGAAACTGCCCGGCATGATGAAACTATCAGTCGGGAAGGTTTGGAACTCGATGGCGCGGCGGGTGTGACGACGAGTTTGGCAAAGGAACTTACCTAGCACCACTGCTTGGCGGCGTGTAGTAACAAACTGCGAGGTATCAATAGTTTCTCGGATTGCATTATTTTCGTTTGTACTGGTTAGCTTTACCTCCACGCTATTATTGCGCGGGAAGATGCCGTCGCGCTCCACATCCCGATAGATGACAGTGGCAATCACGTCCTGAGTGCTGGAGCCGTAATCAATAAACTCTTCTTTGTAGCTGCCTTCTAGGATGTTGCCTTGGTTAAACAAGGCGCTGATCGCAACCGCACGGGTGATCGCTCCAGTGGCCTTGTTGTAGGGCACGGCAGGAACAAGCGTTTCCTTGCCGCCAATCTTGCCAAGCTCCAGCAAGCTAAAGGGTGCCACTTGCGCCCAGAACTCGCGCCAGGCGCGGGCATCAGCGATTAGGCCATCCATGAACAGCTCATTGTGCTGACAGAATCGCTTGCTCTGCGCTAGTTGCATCACATCTACAGAATGCAGGCTTGCGTATTTGCCGATGCCGTTTTCGTTGTCAAGGATAGTATCAAGGAAAATGTCTGGCGCAAAAGAGCTGCATACTGTGGGTGCAGTCGCGGCTAAAGCTCTAATAGCGACATCGTTGGATGCTCCGGTGGCTTCATTGCCGTATGTATTGGCGTCGGTAGAGAGCGGACGCAGCAGCTTGCCTTCCTTGACCCAAGTGCTGACATCTCGCACGTCTTGCGTGCCAGGCCCTGAGTTGACATGCAAAGCAAAGGTTGAAAGGCCCCTGTACAAAGCAGGGCTGTAGGTATTCCAATTTTCAATGGTTTGTTCATTCACGGCGGTTATTTTAATTTCAGGTGAGCCGTCAAAAGCGAAGGTGGAGTTTGTGAATGCGTCGTAGTTAAACAAGTCAAATTCACTGGTATCTTTTGGCGATCTGTTGATAGGCGGATAGCTTGATATGCCGTGCTTGGAGCCGTTAAAGAAAATTTCAAGTCTTGAGTTATTGGTTTCTGCAGTTGTAAGTGTTTGCAATCTTCCACTAGGGTTTAGGTAGCAGTAGCCATTCACGTTGGGTTCTGCCGGCGGATCTATTACTGGCTCTAATCGGACCTCTATAAACTGTTCAGCAGCGGCGGATACTAGCTTTAAATAAGTAAAGACGCTTTGCTCGTTAACGCCTCGGGTGCAAAAAATAAAGGGTACACGCGCATAGTTGCCAGTATTATTAAAGCGGTATTCAATTCTGAACATGGCTGTGCGTGCCTTAGGTCCATTGTCAGATGCGCTGTGGTTATAATCTTTCTGGCTGCTGCCGTAGACATTATTGCGCCCACCGATACGTCTGTAGACTTCGTACTTAATCACAAGATCCAGTACATTGCATCGCGTGACACTGACGTATGCAGCCTGCTCAATACGAGCTAATCCTCTGGTGTGAAACGGTGCAACTGCAATGTTGGCAATCTGGTTGTTTAACTGTTCTATCTCATCTAGTATTCTAGCTTTCTCGGCCTCAAGGTTAATAATAGTTGTTTGAATTGTAGCGCGAACTTCGCCATTCAGTTGAATTTTCTTTATACGGAAACCCCCAATAGTTACTAGTATTCTGTAGTAACCTTGCGAAAGTATTTTTCGCAAGTGGGCAATCCGAGGCTCTATTGGTTCTTTCCCGGTATGAGGATAACTGAAATCATCTAGGGCTTTGCCTTCAATTTTTTTAGTTAAGTCTTTAATCCTTTTGTTTATTTCTGTTTGTCCAGAGCCGCCTATTTTTGACCAGTGCGTTGTGTCGTAGATAAGTGATGAACTATTGCCGGCTCGGATGCATTCCAGCACAACTGTTAAATCGCCTTCTTCAATGTCGTTGCCATTATTGGCATAGCTCAATGGTCTAGCAACACGAAACAACGCTGATCCGATTTTGAAAATTGCACCGTTGTCAAACAATGAAGCTGCAGCGCGTAATGCATCTTGCCGTGCATTAGCAGGCGTGTCACTAGTGAGGGGTAAAACTGTTGTATTGGGTACGCTTACAGTAATTTGGTTGCCAGCGTCAAATGTAGTAGGGCGAGGCGTGTATTGAACGCCTACCAAGGTAAGCACTTGATTGCCTTTTTTATCTAAGGTAAGTACATCCGCATTAACTGGAATGAAGCCGGTAACGCTTACAGCGTTTGCAGTTGTAGGTGAAAAGCACTGGCTAAAGCCTTCTTTTCTGCCTGGTAGACCGTTGAGTTTGGCTGTGGTGTCTGTGCTTGTTGCGCCATCTAGCGTAGGATCCGACGTGCTACCTTTGACGATATTTCCGTAAGTGGTCGGACCGTCAGTGTTGAAGTATTGCCAGACGTTACTTAGTGAAATATCTTTTGCAGGTAATTGACCGATGGCTGTGCGTTCAGGGTCAATGGAGCCAATGCGGGATGCACCGATTGTCACCATTAACCGCATAAATTGATTGTTGCCAAAACTAAGAATCGCTGACCACAGTAGTAACGTAGAAACGCGAACGCCACCGTTAGGGTTTTGCGTCATGCTGGTGTAAACCAGTGGCACGGGTTCACCGTAGACCGCTAACTCTTGTGTGCCATTAAAGCCAGTGCGTGGCGCTAAGCGTTGATCACGGGTTTGCGTTGAGCCTTCCAGCTCTGGCGGTTTTGGCATCAATAAGATTGATGCAACCTGCAGCAGAATCCCGACCACCGCCAACACCACCAAGGTGATCTCCACCGGTTCATTACGGATGTCCAGCAACGTGCCATCCTTGATGTCTTCGTGAACGTGCTGCTGTGCTACGAAGTCCAGATACTCATCCTTCGTAACGCCTAGCGCCCCGATCAAGTCATATTCGTAAGGCAGCAGCTTGCGGGTCATTGGTGCATCCAGAAATAATGCCCCACGCCGCCAGGCAGCGGTGCTTTGACAACCGTATTATTTGGGGCTAAAAACATTGCCCCATCTTCTAAAATTGTACCCAAGGCTGAACCCATTGCTGTTGGCAGCAAGGCCACCGCGCCAGGCGTCGCTACCTCCAAGCGTGTGCCATTTTGCAGCATCCACCGCACCAGCAGGCCGCGCGGAAACGTTTGCTCGTCGTATAGCTCGTACACCCACTCAAACCGCTCGGTGTAATCCGCAAAGCCCAAGCGTTTGTGGACTTCGCAGGCAAGCTGGAAGCAGTCGGTCTTGCCGCTCCACGGGGCAGCGCCCCATGAATACGGCAGACCGATCAAATCATTGAAGGACAAGCTGTGCATTGAGCGGCAGGGGGCCAACGAGGCTGCGGGTGAGGGTACGCGCTGGAAATTTCGCACCAACGGAATCCATGGCGGTGCGATACCGTAACTCGATTGTAGTCTCGGAATAGCTGGAGCCACTGCCGACGTATCGTTCTTCATAGCTTCGCACCACTGCATCGGCTGCGTTAAGCCACTGTGTCGTCAACGTCAACTCGCTAAGGCGGTTGCCGTCACCGTTTTCGACTAGCTTGATGGCGAACTCCAAGTTGGGGAACAGGACACGGATGAGGCCGTTGTCACCATTAAGGTTGGCAATACTGCCTTCAGCGCGGAATGGCGCAAACTCAAAGCGTGCGCCTGCCAAAATACGAGATTGTTGCACAAAGAAGTTTTGATAGCGATGGCGGATGCCGCGTGCATCAGTCAGATCAAAGTATTGCGCCAAGCGAATTTCGGTCATTGGATTTCACCCACCAGCCTGACGGTGACGCTGCTGCGATCACGCAGCTCACTTTTGACACTCGGCGGCTCGGCGTAAAGCCACTCGATACCGGCAGCAGTGCGTACCTTGCCTTGCAAGGTGCTGCTGTAACCAGCAAACACTTCTGTTGGCACTGTGAAGCCCAATGTGCCACCACCTTGACCGTTGTAGTGATCGCAGATGCTATTTACGGTGGCTTCTGGAACATTGGCAAACTCCAGCTCCAATGTGTAGCCAAACGGCTTGTTGCCAAAGCTGCGGCGTACTACCGCGCCAGACATTGCCCGATACGTTTTGATCGGATACTGGCCGAGCTGAAAGCTACGGGCAGTTGGCTTTAGCGCAGGAAAGTCAGCCATTACACCCCAATCCTACGGCGGGTGGAGCTGCTGTTCTGGATACGGTCGAGGGTCATGGTCATGCCACGCTTGGCGCCATCGCGGGAGGCATCGCGGCGGGTTTGTTCCATTGCCGCTTCCAGTTGATCGCGGCTGACGTATTCGACGCCACCGATATTAGTGGACTGGAAGCTCATGTTGAGCACGGGGGTGCCGCCGCCGGCTGCGCGGTCTTGATTCATAGCTTCGCGTAGGCCATTGGCTTGTACCCCAAGGCTGCCATCGCTGCCGCGCTTGAGCGGCATGATCGCCTCGGGTCCAGCTTCGCCCATCAAGCCGGTGCGGGTGGTACCACCATCGGCAAACTTGAACAACGTGGGCGAGCTGACGATGCCACCACTGGCGAACTTGGCGATGCCGTTGGCGAAGGTTGCGCCGTTGGCTGCTAGCGCCGGCATTGAAAATGCACCTGGATTAAACGTGACGCCAGGTGCGCCCCCAAAGTTAAATGCGCCAGCGCCGACGCTAGATGCACTACTAACTGCACCAAGCGCCTTAAGGATAGTTTGCAGGATTATCATCGTCATCTGCTTGGCAATGATTTGCGCGGCCATCTCGACAAACATGTCGCCGACAGATTTGAAGAAGCTACCCAACGCTTCTTTGGCGGTCATGCTGCCAGAGATCAAGCCCTGGAATGCTTGACTAAATGCCGTGCCAATGCCATCGGCAACGGTGATAGCGATGTTGCCGATGTTAGTGAGGTCGGCAACTTCATCTTTTAGCTTGCCGATGTGCTGCTCAATTTTTTGTGCGTCAGTGAGTGGTGCTGCTACTTGAGCTTGCAGTCCTGTAATAATGCCAATCTGCTCATCCGTAAATCCTTTACCTTTCAGCTTGGCGCGTTCAGCCTCAAGCCGCAACCGCTCGCGTTCTTGCTCGGTGGTAGCTGTTTTTAGTTTTAGTTCTAATTCAAGGTCAGCAATAGTTTGTTCGTAGGTTTTGGTGCGCTCTGATTCAAGGCGCTCCATTTCAAACACGGTTTCTTGTCGCGCTGCATCGATCTCCGTTGCAGCTTTGCTCAGAACCGCTTGCCGCAAACGTTGATCAGTAATACCGTCTAACGCTTGCGCGGTGCCTTGCATTATTTGGATAATGCGCTCTTCACCTTGCAGCCGAATCTGCAGTTCTTTGTTGCCGTCCATTTCGGCTCTGAACTGCAACTCTTTAACGGTTCCGATTTGACGGGTCAGCTCAGCTTCGCGTTTTAAAGCGCGAAGGCGTTCCTGAATTTGCTGCTCACTACGTGCAGCATCTTCAGCGGTTTTTCTGGCTTTTTCTGCCGCTCGGGCTGCTTTTTCTTGTGCGTCTAAGGCAATGCGCTCGCGCTCCAGCTGAAGTGTAAGTTTTTCGTTTTCGATACCTTGGGCGCGTTTTACATTCAGTAACCGTACTTGCTCAGTTACCTGGGCTTTAGTAGCTTCTGTTATTTTTTCATTAGCTACTCTAATTTCTTCGTCGATGCGGGCGTTTAATCGCGCAATATTTTGCTGAAAAGTTAAATTGACGTTACGTTGTTTGTCTGCGGTTGTCTGTCCTGCTGTTTTTTGCTTTTCCAGGTCTAAAATTTGACGTGTTAACAAAACCTCGCTGTTAAGATCGGCAAGTATAGGTTGATACTGCTTACGCGCATTTTCAATTTCTGTGTTTAGGGACACAAAAGCTCTGCGTATATTTTCTACCGCTTTTTGTCCGCCTACCAACTCAACTACCCACTCTCCGGTGAGCTTTAAGGCTCCGCCAATAGCACTGAACGTAAAATTTACTCCTTTTAATATTAAATTGACGGCGTTTATAATTGCACCTAAAGCGGCGGCAAAAGGTGCGCCGATAATACCTAAAGTTACCCCAGCGGTAGCTGTAAACTCCGACCAACTAGAACTCAGTACATTTACAGCGTTAGAGACACCTTCTACGGTTCCGGGTAGTGCTCCTGTGGTGTTTAGGACCTGCTGTTGAAGTAGCTGTTGTGCGCTGGTAGCCGCACCAGCTTGACGCAACAGGGTTATCTGTGTTTGTAGATTGGCGTTTATACGGACGCCGCTTTCTTCTATTTTAGATAAGTCTAGAGTTTGTAAAGCGCTGCCTAGTTGAGCTGTTTTTTGGATAGCTTGGTCCAAGATTTGACCAATAGCGCCGCCTAAAATTTGGCCGCCAAAACCGCTTCCGACAAACGAACCCAAGACAGAGCCCGCAACAGCACCGGGGCCACCCCCAAACAGCAGGGGGAAACCGGCGCCCAGGGCAAGGTTTTCGCCAAATTTACCTACCTTTTTTTGGGTTCTTACGAATCCGGGGCTTTGTAAAGGTCCGGCAACCGGGAAACCACCAGCCGGTGCCGAAGTACGTTGCGCTTGCAGTTTTAGCTCTACAGCGAGTTCCTGCGCTTCCGCAAAAAATTCTCGCCAACGGGCTTTGGTGTTGAGAGAGTTAGCTTTTACATTTACAGCTGCTTGTGCTGCTGTAGCAAAAAAGTCATTCCAGCTAGCTTTGGTGTTCAGAGAGTTAGCTTTTACATTTACAGCTGCTTGTGCTGCTGTAGCAAAAAAGTCATTCCAGCTAGCTTTGGTGTTCAGAGAGTTAGCTTTTACATTTACAGCTGCTTGTGCTGCTGTAGCAAAAAAGTCATTCCAGCTAGCTTTGGTGTTCAGAGAGTTAGCTTTTACATTTACAGCTGCTTGTGCTGCTGTAGCAAAAAAGTCATTCCAGCTAGCTTTGGTGTTTAGCGAACGAGCCCGCAGATCGACGGCTACACGGGCTGCGTCATCAAAAAATTTAACCCAATTTTGCCTTATTTCATACGTGCGTATAAGTTCCGGAGGTAAAGCAGGTGTCTGTTGTCCAGTGCCCGCATCTCCTGGTTTAGTAATTCTTTGTTCTGCACGTACCTTTGCAAGCAGGGCTACACGCTCACGCAAACCCGCATTTAATTCGTCTGTCGCTTGTACATACTTACGTGCTGCTTCTGTAGCTTCGTCGGTTCCTAAAGCCGCCGCGTTGAAAGACTTTGCTGCGTCTGCGACTGTTTTACTAAGATTATTAAAACTACGTGGAATAAGATTTGCTATGCCGCTAAGATTTGAATTAAGTAAATTAACTGCATCTGCAGCAATGCGGATTTCATTCTGCAGGCGTTTTAGTTCCTGTGCGCCCTTTACGGCAATCTCAATATCGGCTCTATACGCCACGTTGCCCGTCGCAGTCGTGTAACCCAGTCTACATAATGAAAAGCCGCCGGGGTTAGCGGCGGCGTTTGGCTTTGTCGATTTCCTTTTGCTGGTCCTCGTTGAGGATCTGGAAGTAGGCGCTCCAGCCGAGGGCCTCCTCGGCGGTCATCGTGGTGCGGACTTGTTGGAGGGTAAGGCCGAGTTCTTTGGCGATGCCGAACTGGAGCAGAAGCCAGTTGTCCTTTCGGAGGTCGGCGGCTAGGGCTTTGGGTCCATAGGCTCGGAATCGTCGGTCAGGATCGCTAGCATCAGCGTCTGGAGGTCCTTGTCCTTGACTTCGTTCTTCAGGACGTCGATCTCGCCAGGGGCGAACAGCTTGCTGCCATTCTCGTCCAGTGCCTTGGTAATCAGCAGCTGGAGGGCGAAGGCGTTGGCATCGTCAGACTTGGCCTGCTTTTGGGCGCGTTCACGCTCGGCCATCGTTAGTGGGCTGACCCACATCTCAAACGTGCTGCCATCGGATAGCTCCACGTTCTTTTTGGTGGGTTCCAGGTTGGCGGCCTTACGGAGGCGGTCAATGGCCCGAATGGGAGTTGAAGCAGGCATAAAACCTTGTTGATTTACGTTCTATTGTAACGCAATAACCATGAAAAAGCCCCACCGTGTGGTGGGGCGGGTGGGGGACAACCCGAAGGTTATCAGGACTTGGCGAAGTCGAAGGTGGGGGTCGCCGAGGGGCGGAAGTTGACGGTCACCGATTGGGCGTCGTCCGGGTTGATGTTCAGGCTGGCCGAGGTCAGCACTGCATCGAAGGCGATCGAACGGCTAAGCGATTCGCTCAGGGTGCCACCACTAAACACCTGATCGGTGTACAGCTTGAAGGCGGCGCCGGTTTGCTGGCGCTGGAGCACGTCCTCGATCATCCGGTTGGATAGCGCGGCGTCCTCGTTGGTCATGTAGACCGTGGCGGTGCCAGAGCCATCGGCGAAACCGGCGATGAAGTTACGGAAAGGCACGTACTGGCCGGGGGTTTGACCGATCGTGGTGACGTCGATCTCGGCGCGGGTGATCTCAAAGCTCCAATCGCGGACCTGGCCTACTGCAGCAAAAGCTGCGTAGGCAACCTGGAACTCGTTAGGGGCTACGGCGGTGCCGTCATCGGTAATGTTAAGAATGCTGCCGCCAAGCGTTGCCGATACGGTCAGTGCACCAGTGGCGGCGGTGTAGGTCAGTACAAAGTAGGTGGTAGCAGCAGCGATACCAGCAGGCAAGGTGCCGGAGCCGGCGCCGCCTGTTTGGGTGTTGACGATGCTGAAAACAACCGGGTCACCAGCCTTCAAATTAAGGTAGGGCTCGATCGTGATGGTGTCAGTGCCGACGTTGACGCCAGCTTCACCGAAGCCGCCGGTGGTGCCGGCGGGCTTGTAATACAGAGCGCCGGACGTGCCGGACAGAACAGTGGTGGCCATAAGGACTTACCAAAGGGATGGACAGTGGGGCGGGCACTGCCCGGCTTATAACAGAATAGCAACAGTCTTTAGCTGAGGACTGTTGCCACCCAACTGGTGTCAATTCGACCCACGAAATGGGGGCTTTCTTCAGTAGAAGAAAATGTGGGTCCGTTGATTTCACCGAGACGCATAAATGTTCCAGTGGCTGGTTTGGCGGTGCTGTTCAGTGTTTCGAGCACATTGACGGCGGTCGTCAACAACGTTTGATTACGAGCGGGACCTCGTCCTTTTTCCGTAAAAATGCGGATGATGAGGGCACCACGGGCATTGTCCACACTGCTGGTTAGCGTGGGTTCATTTGTAATACCGAACGTGATGTTGACTCGGACGTACTCCGTGGTCGTGTTTGCTGGAACTGCTGTGATGTTGTCAAAAAAGACCGGAACAGCAGGCACCAGTCCGCCAAACGCTGACAGCAGCGGGTTCTCGATTGATGCCCGGATTGCTTGGTAATTCATAGTTTTACATTACGCAGTGCCTGGTCCATGTACAAAGAAATTGATCTGTCTAGGCCGCCACCTTTAACGTAGTTTGCGTACCAATCCAAAGCTGCGCTGCTGGTGCCCCCGCCATCGCCGTTACCTGTCACATCGCCACGTTTTTGGAGGCCCGATCCACGGGAACCTGTTTGAATTGTTTTGCCAGCTGCGGCTGCTGGATTTCTAAGCGGTTGACCATCCGGAGGAAAAAATCGACCTTCTTTTAAGTCCAGAGCGTAGTCCGCGTGAAGAGCTTTATTAGCAATGTAATACTTTACTACCGGCTTAAGTTTGTACTCATTGACAGTCAAGATTGGTGCGAGTAGACGTTGCGGTGCTCCGGGTTCACCACTACCAGTAGTTACTTGACTAGCGCTGGCAATTTCCCATGAATTGGCGAAAGTTCCACTCCATGCTGGTCCAGCTTTTTGCAAATCTCTTACAACACCTTGAGCAGTTTGAGCGGCCCCTAAAATAAAAGGGGCTAAAACACCGGCTTCTAGTTGTTCAAGTAGTTGAATAAAACCGTTTCTGCGTTTTGCCATTATTGGGGCCTCGCTATGAGGGTGTGGAGGACTGGGTTGTCGCCTCGGTAGCTGGTGATAGCGATGATTTTGGCTTCGCGGGTGGCGCCAGCTTGGGTGTATTGGATGCGGTCAGCCTCGGTTGGGTAGTACGTTCCAAGCTCGCTGTTGCCGATAATGACTTTGAGATCGGTGGTTTGGTATAGACCTTCTGATTCGCGGGGCGTAAGGCGCGTAATCACGCCTTTCAGGGTGACATTGGTGTCGGCGCCAGTGACATTGCCGGTGGTGGGGTCGTAGGTGCGGGGCGTAGTAGTTTTGATGTACGTGATGGTTTGGCCCCAGTCGGCAAGGATGCCGGCAGGAATTGAGGCAAAAGTGTCGTCAATTAGGCTCATGTCAGCCTCGGAATAGACGGACGGCGTAGTTGGCTGCGCCACCCATGCAGTAAGGGCCGAGGTAGGTCTGGAGCCATGGGTAGACGTCAAAAACGTTGTTGATGACGCCGCTGGTTTGTGAAGTTTTGTTGTACTTGACGCGGAGTTCGCCCAGTTCCACTTCGTCGGGAATACCAGTTGTGCCGGTGGTGCTGGTGATGGCGTCGGTGTCGTTGGCAAAGGCCCGTGCTAGTTCATAGGTAGCGACCTTGATATCATCCGGGATCAGGGTGCAGGACAGGTCGATGCCGTCAACTTTGTACTCGTCGCGGGGCCACTTCAAGGCTTGGGTTTCCGTGCAGCGGTCGCCGTAAAAACTCAGGGCATTGATCCAGCGGGTGGAGGAGATCAGGGCGCGGTTCTTTTGGTCGTCAGTTTTGTCAGTCCAAGTGGACGAATTTGGAACTGTCTCGAAATAGGTGTTGGCAGCCGCCAGCGTCACATACGAATTGGCTGAGGCCCCAGCCAGAGTTGCATCAATGGTGGCGGCCACGGCTTAATACATCCTTTGTCTGAGTCTAGCGTCAGTCTTGGATTTCCTTGTTCTGGGGGAATTGTTAAGAATTACAGCGTGATAGACCTGTATGCCGGATAGCTCCAGGTCGGCGTGGGCTTCGGCGTGTTCGCCGTAGGGGACATCAATGAAGGAGCGGAGGCTATCCTGTAATACGAAAAGCCGAACTGTTTTCATGACTGCGCGTAAAGCTGCTTCTGCTGGTGTCAGCCTAGAAGTTAAGGAGGTGGTTGCTCCAGATCCCAACAAGCCTCGGGAATGGGCTGCGGTGGCTAAAGAGATTCGACAGTTGCGGGAATCGGGTGCGACTGTGCCTGAAATCTGCGAGAGACTGGAGGTTTCGTATGTGCTGGTTAATCAGCTGATTTTGCAGTCGTACAAAATGGTCGTTGACTCAAAGTATGTGTTTGAGCGCCAAGAGAAGTTGCGGTTGGGGATTGATTGACATAAAAAAGGGGGCTCCGAAGAGCCCCTTTTGTTTGACCAGTGCCGATCAGTAGGCAGTGGTATCGAACGGGGTGTTGACCAGCAGGCGGCAGATGGGCACCATTTTGGTGGTGGCGAACACGAGGTTCCAGTTGCCGATGGTGGTCAGGTTGGCGTTGGTGGGGTTGTCGGTGCCGCTGGCCCACTTGGTGCCAGTGATGTGGAAACCATAGTGGTAGTCCACAGCAAGCACATCCTGCATAGACAGGATGTTGCGGTCGGCAGCCAAGCGCAGATCCTGTTGGATGCCCTCGCTCACCACGCCAGATTTGAACAGGTACACGGGGTACTTGCGCTTGTGGGTGGCGGTGCCGCTGGCCAAGAAGGTCAGCTGATCGTCGATTACCACGCGGAGACCCGCGAAGTAGGCCACCTCAGTCTGGGTGATACCCACACCACCACCGCCCCAGGTCACGGCACCTGCGGCTGCAAGAGCAGAAGTGCTGAAGGTCAGCATCCCCACTTGCTGCAGGTAGTAAGCAACGGCGGAGTGCATGGCGATCGAGTCAAGCTCGTCACCGCGCTCGCCCAGCTTGTTCTTGGCCGACACCACATTGGCTACGTTCAGATAGTTGGTGTCGGTAGGAGACGCGCCACCGGTGGCATCCAGTTGGTTGGGGCCAAGAACGCCAGTACCAGCGATGGGACCAAACAGACCCAGCAGTTGGGATGCGAGGGTGGTGGTCTTCAGCTTGTTGATGGCGGCAGTCAGCTGGTTACGGACGTGAGCCAAAGGATCAGCGCCAGAGCCCAGTTGGCTGAGGTCGTCTGCGGCGTAGGCAAAGCCACGGTGCAGAATGGTCATAATCTGCTCGTCGGCAGTTGACTTTTGAGGAGTCAGGTAGCCGGCGCCAGAGGTGCCCCAGGCCGCCGAGGAGAGGATTTGCTCTTCGCTGGGGTTGATGGGGTCGAAGAAGGGCACGCGCACGCGGGTGCCGCCGCTACGGGCGTCCAGAGCAGCGTTGCGTTGCACGATGCCGCTTTGGATCCACTTCGATTGCTCGAAGATGCCCTCGCTGGTATAAGCGAGAAACTCAGGACGTGCGA